CATCGGTGGATTTCTTCACTCGCCGTCCGCATTTGCAGATATAGGTGGTCACACTCTTACCTCCGTGCCCTTCAGGCTGCCCAGCAGCTCCTTCCGTCTGGTGATCCGGTCAAGCCGGGTGCGGCCCAGCCCCCACAGCTCATGTAAGGCAATCTGCCCGCACCAGCAGGTCAGCTGCACCACGCTGTCCTGGGTCAGGTCCATCTCCGCCGAAAGGCTCATCTTTGTTTTCATGGTAACTTCTCCGTTCTTCATATTCCCCGCACGCCCGGTTCCGGCCCCCACAGCTCAGGCACCGGCTCCGGGTGATCTCAAACACATGTACACACTGGGTCTTATCCATCAGGGTTCCCCTGTCTCTGCCATCATGGCGGTCAGGTCGCCCAGCATCCCGCTCACCGTGCGGGAAAGAACGTTGATTGCATCCTCCTGCAGGTCGCCGGGCAGGACACGCACCGCAAAGCCCGCGTTCACCATCTCGTCCTTCAACCGGGTGTTGATTCGGCTCACCTCGGCCCAGAGCTTTGCCTCGTCCGGGGTCATCTTCCGCCGCCCGGGCCGCACAACGCCCTTGATCATGGCCGTCAGCTCGTGGAACTCCTCGTCGGTCAGGCTCCTGTCGTTCCCGGCCTCGGCAATAGCCCGTGCCCGATCACTTGGTGTCCCGGTAATCAAAATGTTCTTGTACTCTTCCAGCGTCATTTCTGCTTGGCCTCCATCGCCCGTTTTATCAGCTCTTCCATAAAAGCAGCTTCTTTATCCTCAAAACGGCCTTTCACCGGGTTAAGGCTCAGTGCCAACCGCATTTCCAGTTCAGCGGACTTTGCAAAGTTCCGAACAATCTCTTCTTTCTGGGTGTTGTTCAGGTCACTGGGCACGCTGCCGACAACAAAACTTACTGCCGCCTGCATTATCACCCGTGTAACATCCACTTCACTCTCACCATCATCAATGCTCAGAACGCAATCGTTTCCATTTCTGTAAATCGTGATTTTCATCCTTACCCCGCCTTTCTGCCGCAGACGGCCTTCTTCACCGTGTTCTCCGGCACCTTGTGGATCTTCTGCGGCTCCTTCCGCTGCTCTGCCACCAGGCCCAGCCCGGCCAGCGCCAGGGCTGCACACCCCAGCACAATGGCCAGCAGCGTGTATCCCAGCATTGCCCAGCCGTTGGCCGCGTTCTCAATGGCCCCGCCGCAGCCTGCGGCAGCCAGTCCCAGTACAATGGCACCGGCGCTCAGCACATTGCCCGTGATCTTCTTTTTCATTTGCAAATCCTCCAACTCTGTGTTAAACTTCTGGTGATGTGTTGTCAAACCATCACCCTGGTTGGCTCGTCGGTGTTCCAGCACCGGCGGGCCTTTTTGCTTTTCTCGCATCTCTGGCCGCCTTCCATTCCTGAAATGCAGCCTCATTCTCCGGTTTTGAGTAAAAATCTTGTGTGATGTGCAGCAATTCAATAATTTGCCAGTGCTCAAAGGGCAGTTTCTGCTTTCGGCCCATGGTAGCACCTCACAGCCACTCGGCGCAGATGGTCTCCACCACAGGCTTTGCAAAGCCGATCAGCTCATCGCCGCGCTTTGCGGCCACAACTGCCGGGCCCACCAGCTCTGCCGCCGTCATCTCACTGGCGCGCTGGTTCGTCAGGGGACGCTCCTTCATCAGCCCTTCTTCGTTCACCAGCAGCAGAATGCCGTCCACGTCCTTCTCCCGCGCCCACTCGGCGCTCAGCAAGGCGGGCACCGGCTCGATCGGCCCGCCCACCAGCTTCTGCAGGGTCTCCAGCTTCATGCTGTCACCATCATCACACTTCATGTTGAATGCCCGGTTCTTCGCCGGGATCACGATCATATAACGGTCCATCTTAGCCCTCCCTCGCTGCTTCTTCTACGCTGACTGTGTCCATGCAAAAATGCAGCTCCCGCAGCACATCGTTCTGGGTTTTCTCGTCTACGCCGGCACTTTTCATCGCCATCCGGCAGTAGCCCATGCAGGCCGCGTTGCTCCACGGGCCATTGATGTCCTTGATGGCCGCCATAATTTCTTCGTACTTCATAATTTCTCCATTTCCCCCGGCTCCCCGCCGGGGCTTTTTTCATGTGCTCTTGTCCGGTTCTCCACCTGGTGGTACAATCCAACCAGAAAGGATGTGTTTTTCTTGATAATCTCCATTTTTACCGCATTTGCGGCAGTCGCATCGTGCATTATTTCTGCCTTTGACTTGTACTCTACAAATCAGCTAACAAAATACACTGTGCAGGCTACCCATGATTTGGAATCTGAAAAGCTCTTTTTCAATGCCAAAACGGAAGCCTACCACACATTTCTTCGTTCTGCATCCGATTTTATGGCCAATCCTTCTGCGGAAAATGCCATGAAGCTGAACACGGCTTGTACCTATGCCGTCCTTTTTTCCGGCCAAAAAACTCAGGATGCTATCAGCGCTTATGGAAAATCTCTTGTTTGCTATCAGTCCGACCCCAAATCAGAAGCTCTCGCCGCTGAAATGGTTCATGCTCAGGTTACTGCGATGCACGCCATGCAAGAAGAATTAAGTACCACAATGCGTTCAAAAGTGCCACAATAACAGCAATTACCTCAACGAACACTCCGATTTTTCTCATGCGCGCCTTTCTCTTGATGAATCCTTTCGTAAAAAGAAAACTGCCAATTGAGCTCACCAGTATCGCAGTCGTGCTCATGATCAAGCATATTTCCTCAGCCGCCACCTCTTCACCCCCTTTTCCTTCCCCCGGCTCCCCGCCGGGGCTTTTTCATGCGCTCTTTTTCGGGTCGGCGGGCTGGGGGATTCCAAAAAGCTCATTCGGGGTAACACCCAAAGCCTTGCAAATCGGAACAACATCATCCGAGGTCATACGCTTCCGACCGCGAAGCATTGCGTTAAAAACCTTTGGCTCATATCCAGCTGCACGCGCAACTGCCGATTGCTTCAGGCATTTTTCGTCAATTACCTTGTAAATCGTATCCACTACTGCCATTGTTCAGCTCTCCTTTCATGTACAAGTTTCTTTGGACAACACTACAATAGCACAAAGTTCTTTAACAGTCAACATTTTTGTGCAAACTTCTTGTACTTTTATCTTGACTTTTGAAGATGCTATCTTTATACTGAAAATTGAAGATACTGTATTGGGAGGTGATTTTTATGTCTTTTGCAAGCCGTCTTAAGCAAGCTCGAGAACAAGCCGGATTAACACAGCAGGCTTTTGCTGATAAGCTCGGCGTAACCAAGAACTCTATCAGCAACTACGAAAATGGCGTGAGCAGTCCAAAGTGGGATATTCTGTTAAAAATTTTCGATGTGCTTCATGTTGACCCTAACTTCTTATATCAGGACAATTTTTCTCCTATTGAAGCAGCGTCTCTTCGTTCCGCGATACAAGCAGTGGATGAACAAGAACAAGCCCAGATCTCCGAATTGACTTCGGACTTCAAGAAGCTAAACGATGACGGAAAAGTAAAAGCACTGGAGCGGGTGCACGAGCTGACAGAAATCTCCCGTTATCAAAATCTCTACGCTATTGCCTTTGAACAGTACAAAGAAAAAAATATAAAATAACCGCCTTGGTCACCCAAAGCGGTTAAGTTGTATATGATGGAGGGGTCACAAATGAGGAAGAAACTTCTATCTGCAAGTCTCAGTATTATCATTGTTGTTTTACTTTTAGTCGGTTGTGGCAGTTCCGATTCGTCTGGCGGTACTATGGCAAGCGGTTCTTGGACACCCGGGCAAACATCTATCAAACTTCTTGGTGCATCATGGTATGCCGAAAACGGTTATATCCATGTTTTTTACAGCATTGAAGCAACCAATAAGAGTTCTCGTACTTTTGACGGTTCCTCCTTTAACATCACCTGCCTCGATGAAGAAGGCCGTGGTTTGGATTTTTCCTCAGGGTACATAGTGCCTATTGCCCCCGGTGATACCATTCGATTCTCAAATTCGCTCAAATATTTTGGTCGTGCGCCAACATCTGTCGATCTTCGTTTTATGGACAATATCGGTATGTATTCTGACGATTATGTACCTTATCAGTCAGCGTTCCCAATTAGCAATATTTCCACATCCTCCAGCAATGATTTTTATACAGTTTCCGGCACTGTTACAAATAATAGTACCGAAGAACAGGGCATTATGGTATCAGCTATTTTCGCACAAAAAGGTGAGATTATCGGTGGATATTTCACTTATGTAAATCCATTGTACGCAGGTGAATCCGAGTTATTTTATATTCTTGCACCACGAGCTTTTGAGGGATGCGACCTATATGCAGTTACAGCAAATGCATATTAACATCTTTCTTGGTTCTCTTCTACGCATCCTTTTCTAGTACATAAAAAATAACTCCGCCAGTGCGGCAAACACCAGCGGGGCAAAACAACACCCCCGCCGGGCTCAGCCGGTGGGGGATTATGAATAAAGTTTGTATTTCAGATACTTGTCAATAGGTTTTTCAAACTTTTTTTGTGATGTTCGCAACAGTTCACAAAAATTTTGTGTACAACATGCCTCCAGAGGCGTATAATAATGGCAACGGAACCCGCTAAGCCTCTGGATGCGAAAGCATTCATGCGTATCATGGCGGGTCTTTTTTTATACCTTTATTTCGAGGACAAACAATATGGCAGAACCAAAACCATTTTCTCCGTATGAAGAGCAGCTTTCTATCCTTCGTGGGCGAGGTCTAGCAATTCCAGATGAAGAGCTTGCCTTACAGTGGCTTCGGGAGAAAAATTATTATCGATTAAGTGCGTACTCTTTAACGCTTCGCCAGCGTGACACTGCCACTGGTAATGACAAATTTTTCGATGGAGCATCTTTCTCAGACATTATAGATTTATATGAGTTCGATGATCAGTTTCGAGCTGCCATATTTCATGCTGCATCTGTTGTGGAGACAAATCTTAAATCTTATGTTGCTTATTATCATGCGCGGCAGTACGGTCCTATCGGATATCTCGATGGAAAGAACTTCGAAGATCCCTGGCGACATGCCAAATTCTTGAATGCTCTTTCAAAGTCTCTTAATCTGCGAAAGGATGAACCCTTTGTTCTACATCATCACAACGACCTGAACGGCATTTATCCGTTGTGGGTAGTGGTTGAAGTCCTATCATTCGATCAGATTTCTATGATGTACCGTAATCTCTCAAAATCTGACCGTGCCGCAATCGCGCGAGAGTTTTATAGCATCCCTTCCCGCGAATATATTGAGAACTGGATACATTGTTCTGTTGTTGCGCGAAATATTGCTGCACATGGAGCACGATTCTATCACAGAAAGCGCATAAACCCTCCTGCTAAGCTTCCCAAGGAGATCAACGAATATGGAACAAAGCCTTTTGGATACGTCTATGCGCTTTATCAGCTCTTGCCTCAGAACGAGAGATTCACTTTCGCCAGCTGTATTCAAGTCTGCTTTGCTGAACACCCTTCTGCCAAGCCCTCTGAACTTGGTTTTCCCTCTAACTGGCATGAGCTTATCAAATAATCATCTATAAAGAATCCCCGGCAGCTCTGTACGATAGAGCCGCCGGGGCCAGATGGGGAATCTGTCTGTCGGAGAATAATCATAAAATAAGAAAACACGCCTGCTGAGCAATTTCATTGTACCATGATCCTGCTCAGCGCACAAGGAGCAATCATGGCAAGAAAAAAGAAAGTATCTCCCGGGAACCGTCTGGTTGCCTACTACCGTTACAGCGGCGGTTCCCAGCAGACCGAGCAGAGCATCGAGGGCCAGCGCCGGGACTGCGAAGCCTACGCCCGGCAGCATGGCTTGACAATCGTGCATGAATACATTGACCGGCACATTTCGGGCCGTGGTGTTGAATCCAGGCTGGCTTTTCAGCAGATGATCGCAGATAGCAGCAAGCATCTGTTCGATCTCGTGATCTGCTGGAAAACTGACCGTTTTGCCCGCAATCGCTATGATAGTGCGGTCTACAAAAAGAAGCTGCGAGATAACGGAGTTCGCATTCTTTATGCAGCCGAAAGCTCTGTGGAAGGGCCCGAGGGCATTATTCTGGAAGGTCTGATGGAATCCCTGGCCGAATACTATTCCGCAGAACTGGCTCAAAAGATGCGGCGTGGTATGCGGGAATCCGCATTGAAAGGAAGAGCCATCAATCCCAGCCGCCCCCTGGGGCTTACTACGGATGAACACAAGCGATTTATTATCGACGAGAAAAACGCCCCGACCATTCGATTCATCTTTGAGCACTATGCGGCCGGAGAAAGCAGCGCTTTCATCGTGGAGCAGCTGAACGCTGCCGGGCTCCGTACCAGTAAGGGCAACGCCTTTAACAAATGCAGCATTCCTCGTATCATCCAGAATGAAGCCTATCATGGTGTCTATATCTGCAAGGCCTACGATGTCCGCATTGATGGTGCAATTCCCGCCATCATCGACGATGATCTATGGAAGAGGGCTCAGAAAATGCTCACACTCAATAAGCAGCACCGCGCACCACACAGTTCCCATGCCGACTATCTGCTCTCTGGCAAGCTTTTCTGCGGCTGCTGCCACAGTCTGATGCGGGGCATCTCCGGCCACAACTGCCGCAACGATGTTTACTATTACTATGCTTGCGGGAATAAAGCTGATGACGGTACCTGCAAAAAGAAAAACATCCCAAAAGATGTTGCCGAGAATCTTGTGGTCAATGCCATCTGTGAAAATGTTCTTCGTCCAGACACTCTTGAAGATCTGGCCGACGCTATTGCCGCTGCACAACAGGCAGATGTCAACCAGCCTGATCCAGAGCGTGCAATGTTAGAGCAAAACCTGGCTGATGTGCACCGAAAAATCAACAATATCATTGAATCCATTGAAAACGGTACTGCCAGCTCTCGTCTGTCCGCCCGCCTTGCTGACCTGGAACAGCAGGAAAGCACTCTCAACTATCAGTTGGAATCCATGAAAGAAATTCATCCACCCGTTCTGGATCGTGAGCGTATCCTTTTCCTGTTGGAGCAGTTCCTTATCTCTCCCAATGAACGTACCGAGGATTATAACCGCAGGATCATTGATACCTTTGTAAATCGCATCGAGATCACAGACACGGAAATGCTTATTTATTTTAATCTTTCCGAAGCGTCTGCTTCCGAAAAACAAAAAAATTCCCAGCCGAACAGTTGTTCGACTGGGAATCATCTGGTCCGAGTGGCGAGAATCGAACTCACGGCCTCTTGAACCCCATTCAAGCGCGCTACCAAAACTGCGCTACACCCGGATATCGTCCTCCGCCTCCCTACCGAAGCATTGGCGACAAAAGATATTATACGCATCTTTCCGGGTTTTGTCAACACTTTTCTGCATCTTTTTCTGATTTTTTCAAGAAAAGTATGATTTTCGTCGTATGAGCGCCGCTTTACTTTTTTGCTTTTGCACCAGTTTCCGCTTCCGCGGCCCGCAACTGCCTGTCCTTTTCCAGCAGGGGCTTGAGGTACTGGCCGGTAAAGCTGCCGGGCACCTCGGCCACCTGCTCGGGCGTACCCTCGGCAATCACCAGGCCGCCGGCACTGCCGCCTTCAGGGCCAAGGTCAATGATGTGGTCCGCACACTTGATGAGATCCAGATTGTGCTCGATGACAATGACCGTGTTGCCCGCATCCACCAGCTTCTGCAGCACCTCGATCAGGCGATGCACGTCCGCAATGTGCAGGCCTGTGGTAGGCTCATCGAGGATATACACCGTCTTGCCGGTGCTGCGTCGGGCTAGCTCATTGGCCAGTTTGACACGCTGGGCTTCGCCGCCGGACAGGGTGGTGGCACTCTGGCCAAGGGTCACATAGCCAAGGCCCACATCCAGCAGGGTCTGCAATTTGCGGGCGATCTTGGGCTGGTTGGCAAAGAACACCACCGCCTCCTCCACGGTCATGTTCAGCACGTCGGAGATGGTCTTTTCCTTATACTTTACCTCCAGCGTCTCGCGGTTATAGCGCGCGCCCTTGCATACCTCGCAGGGGACATAGACATCCGGCAGGAAGTGCATCTCGATCTGCAGGATGCCGTTGCCCTCACAAGCCTCACAGCGGCCGCCCTTGACGTTGAAGCTGAACCGGCCCGGGCCATAGCCGCGCATCTTTGCATCCTGGGTCTCGGCAAAGACGGCGCGGATATCGTTGAACACACCGGTATAGGTGGCCGGGTTGGAGCGGGGCGTGCGGCCGATGGGCTGCTGGTCGATGCCAATGACCTTATCCACGAACTCAAGACCCTCCACCCCGTCGCACTTGCCCGCACGGCTGCGGGCACCGTTCAGCTCACAGGCCAACGTCTTGTACAGGATCTCATTGATCAGGCTGGACTTGCCAGAACCGGAAATGCCGGTCACACAGACAAACTCCCCCAGCGGGAACCGGACATCAATGTTGCGCAGGTTGTTTTCCCGGGCACCTTTCACGGTCAAAAAATTCCCATTGCCGGTGCGGCGGGTCTGGGGCACAGCAATGCGCTTGCGGCCGGAAAGGTAATCGCCGGTGATGCTCCGCTTGGCCTTACAGATATCCTTCACGGAGCCCGCCGCCACGATCTCGCCGCCGTGAACGCCCGCGCCGGGGCCCACATCCACGATATAGTCCGCGCTGCGCATGGTATCCTCGTCGTGTTCGACCACGATGACGGTATTACCGAGGTCCCGCAGGTTCTTCAGGGTCGCAATGAGCTTATCGTTGTCACGCTGGTGCAGGCCGATGCTGGGCTCGTCCAGCACATAGAGCACGCCGGACAGCGCACTGCCGATCTGGGTGGTGAGGCGGATGCGCTGGCTTTCGCCGCCGGACAGGGTGCCAGCCGCACGGGCCAGGGTCAGGTAATCCAGACCCACGCTCTGCAAAAACTGCAGGCGGTTCCGGATCTCCTTCATGATCTGACCACCTATCTGCCTCTGCTTCTCGGTCAGGTTCGGCTCATTTTCGGCAATAAATTTCAGCTCATCCCGGATGGACATTTCGCAGAACTCGCTGATGTTCTTATCCCCAACGGTCACTGCCAGCACCACCGGCTTCAGGCGCTTGCCGTG